GTAATAATAAGGTATAAATTTCAATAATTATGACAAGTAAAATTAAAGTAGATAATATAAATAAAGTTTCAGATGATTCAAACATCATCAATAAATGTGGATCAACAACAACTGTAGGATCAGGATCTGGTAATACAGTTGTTGTTTGTGGTTCAACAGTTACAATAGGTAGATGTGGTGGAACTGTAGCTCTTGCATCAGGTGCATCGCAAACAGGTTTTGGTAGAGAAGGTTCAGTAAACTGGCAAACAGGAAGTCTTAAAACTTCTACATTTACAGCAGTGAGTGGTGAAGGTTATTTTATAAATCAAGGTAGTGCAATAACAGTAAATTTACCAGCAGGAAGTGCTGGAGCAATCGTAGCTGTTTCTGATTATGCAAGAAATTTTGCTACATACAATTTAACAATTAGTCCAAATGGATCAGAAAAAATTGGTGGAGAAACTAATGATGCAAAATTAGATGTAAATGGACAGGCGGCAACTTTTGTATATGTTGATTCTACAAAAGGTTGGATCAATGTTCAAAACGCAGAAGACACTGAAACAGGTTTAGCACCTTTTATAACAGCAACAGGTGGTACAATTACAACAAGTGGTGATTGTAAGATTCATACATTTACATCGCCTGGTACTTTTACAGTTTGTAAAGTGGCAGGAATTTGTGCTGCAACAAGAAATGTAGTTTCTCATTTAGTAGTAGCTGGTGGTGGATCAGGTGGAACTACAAACAATACTAAAGCAGCAGGTGGCGGTGGAGGTGGAGGTTATAGAGAAGTAAAAACTCCTTTAACACCTTACACAGCTAGTCCGTTAGATGGTTATCCAAGTGCACCAAATAGAGTTACAGTTACACAAACATCTTTTCCCATTACAGTAGGAGCAGGAGGTGCGGCAGTTCCCTCACCTTGTACTTCTAGTGGATCAACAGGATCTGCTTCAACTTTTTCAACGATAACTTCTGCTGGAGGCGGAGGTGGTGGTGGAAAGACAGCTGTTGGAGTTGCAGGAGGTTCAGGTGGTGGAGCAGGAGGTGGAAATTATGGACCACCAAGAGATGGAGGTGCAGGTAATACTCCACCCGTAAGTCCCGCTCAAGGTCAAAATGGTGGATGTAGTCACTCTGGACCACCAGATCAAAATTCAGGTGGTGGTGGTGGTGCTGGAGGTACAGGCGGTCAATCAAGACCATCCTCAAATCCTAATGGTTCAGGTGGAGGTTCAGGAGGTGCAGGTGTAACAACTTGCATTACAGCTTCACCATTAGGATTTTCTGGTGGCGGTGCAGGAACTGGTGCATCAAATGGAAGTGTTAATCCTGTTGGTAGAGCAGGAGGTGCAGGTGATGATGGAACAACTAATTCTGGTGGTGGTGGTGGAGGTAAAACTTCAGGTGCTGGTGGAAGTGGCGGATCTGGTATAGTAATAATAAGGTATAAATTTCAATAGGTAAATTATGAGTGAAATAAAAGTAAATAAAATTAGTCCAAGAACAAATTGTGGTACAGTCACATTAGGAGATAGTGGAGATACATTTACTATTCCTGCTGGTGCAACAATTAACAACCAAGGAACGGCGACAAACTTTGGTGCAACAGGTTCGGCTTCTTGGACAACAACAGTTAAGACATCAGGTTTTACAGCAGTGGCTGGTGAAGGGTATTTTGTAGACACATCAAGTGGAGCAGTATCAGTTAATCTACCAGCAGGAACAGCAGGAGCTGTAGTTGCATTTAAAGATTATTTAAATTCATTTGATACACACGCATTAACATTAGTTCCAAACGGTTCAGATAAAATTGGTGGTTTAGCAATTAATGCAACTTTAAATACAGAAGGTATTGCAGTAACATTAGTTTTTATAGATTCAACAAGAGGTTGGTTAGTAACAGATTCAGGTTTACAAGACGAAGCACCAACAGCACAATATATTGCTGCAACTGGAGGAACTATTGTTACTTGTAGTGATCACAAAATTCACGTTTTCACAGGACCAGGCACTTTTACAGTGTCTTGTGCAGGTAATGCTTCAGGATCTAACAAAGTTTCATATATGGTAGTAGCAGGTGGCGGAGGTGCAGGTGGAACTAATAAACAATCTAGACCTGGTAGTGCAGCAGGAGCTGGAGGTTTTAGAGAAGGTAAAGCACCTGCTTTTGAAAGTTATACAGCATCTCCATTAGTAGCTGCAGATGGTTTAACAGTCACAGCAACCGGGTTTCCAATTGCGGTTGGTGCAGGTGGAGCAGGATCACCAGGACTTAGTGGAACAGCTGCAAGTGGAGCGGTTTCAACTTTTTCAACAATAACGTCTGCGGGAGGTGGAGCAGGAGCATCACCTAGTGGTTGTGAACATGCTACAGGAGGATCAGGAGGAGCAGGTCGAGCAGGAGGACCAGCAGGTAAAGCTGGTAACACACCTCCGGTTAGTCCACCTCAAGGTAATGCAGGTGGTAATGGTGGACCTTGTGGTCCAAAATTTGGTTCAGGTGGAGGTGGTGGAGCTACGGTTGCTGGTTCTAATGGTACTACAAGTGCTGGAGGTGCAGGTGGAGCTGGGGCTGGAACAGCTGTTACAACATCAACTTGTTACGGAACACCAGGCCCAAGTGGTTCTTTAAGATATTATGCTGGTGGAGGAGGTGGTAGTATTTGGGGACCAGGTACGATTGGTGCAGGTGGAGCAGGTGGTGGCGCCACTGGTATACAAGGAAGCCCTGCGGATACTTCTACTGGTGGTAATGGAACAGCAAATACTGGTGGTGGAGCTTCAGGAGCTGCAGGAGCTCCAGGATTTCCAGCAACTAATATGGCAGGTGGAACAGGTGGTTCAGGAATTGTTATTATTAGATACAAATTTCAAAATTAATATGTATTTACTGAACTTTAAAATTAATATATAAGGAGAAACATTATGGCACATTTTGCAAAACTAGGAGCTAACGGAAAAGTTATTCAAGTATTAACACTTGATAATAAAGATATGTTAAATGCTGATGGCGTTGAAGATGAATCAGTAGGTCAACAATATTTAGAAACACATAATAATTGGCCTGCACAAATGTGGATTCAAACATCTTACAATACATCTGCTAATACACATAAATCTGGTGATAACTCAAAAGCATTTAGAGGAAACTACGCAGGTATAGGTTATACTTGGGACGAAGATAATAATATTTTTTGGCCTAAATCACCTTACGCATCGTGGGTAAAAAATACTACAACTGCACAATGGCAATCACCTATCGGTGATCCTCCAGCATTAACTGCAGAACAAACTTCACAGAACGAAGCTGATACTCACAGATGGAGTTATATCTGGAATGAAGCTAATCAATCTTGGGACTTGACAGACACTAAAGCATAAATTACAAAGGTATGTGGTATGCAAAAGAAAGTATTATCTGAAATAGCATTATATTATGGTGATGTAGCAATGCCTAAAGATTGGGACATTGACCGAGATAAATTACAACAAGATATATTAAACTCACAAATTACCGATTCACCTTTTCCATTCTCAAGAACTTGGGATATGTTAAGTACTTATATGAGAGACCATATAAATTTAAACCATGGTTTTACTTTAGTTAACAAAGAAACGTGGGGCAATATGTATAAGCCTCAAGAGATTACAATTCCGTTATTAAATATAGATCCTGTTGATTTACGTAACTCACCAGATTATACATTTTTATATGGTGTAAAAGTTAAAGATTGTATGGTTAGAATACATTATGAAGACAATAGACGTAAAGGAAGAAGTTGGGATATACCATTAGAAAATAATAAATTTATTATGTTTCCATCAACTTGCATGTATTATTTAACCAACAATCAAAAAGATAGTTTAAATTTTGTACAAACAATAACTTATGAATATATCTAATTATTATTGGTATTTTAGTGGTGTTCTTACACCTAAATTTTGTGATGACGTTATAGCATATGCTAATGAACAAAAAGAAGTTATGGCTAGAACTGGTGGCTATGGTGATAAAAAATTAAATAAAGAAGAGATTTTAAATATGCAAAGAAAAAGAAAATCAGATTTAGTATGGTTAAACGACACTTGGATATATAAAGAATTACACCCCTATGTGCACGAAGCAAATAGAAATGCTGGTTGGAATTTTGATTGGGAGAGATCTGAATCTTGTCAGTTTACAAAATATAAATTAAATCAATATTATGACTGGCATTGTGATAGCTGGGATAAACCTTATGATAAACCCAATACACCTGAACATGGAAAAATAAGAAAATTATCTATGACTTGTCAATTAACCGATGGGTCAGAATACCAAGGTGGTGAATTAGAATTTGATTTTAGAAACTATGATCCACATATGAGAGACGAATCAAAACATAGAGTACAATGTAAAGAGATATTACCAAAAGGATCTATCATTATATTTCCTAGTTTTGTGTGGCATAGAGTTAAACCAGTAACATCAGGCACAAGATATAGTCTTGTAGTATGGCATTTAGGGAGGCCTTTTAAATAATGTTTATAAATAGTTATTTTCCAACTGTGATTTGGAGTGAAGAAAAACCAGAGTTTGTAAAGTCATTAAATAAAGCAAGTAACAAATATATTAGTGATGCTCGTAAAAGAGAAAAAGAATTTATAAAAAAACACGGTGATTTTGGAAGATCATATCACTCAACACCACTAACAATGGACAATGATTTTTTAGATTTTAGAAATTACATTGGTCAAAAGTCTTGGGAATATTTAGATCATCAAGGTTATGATATGTCTCAATACACAACTATGTTTAGTGAGTTATGGGTACAAGAGTTTGCTAAAAAAGGTGGTGGTCATCATTCAGCACACATACATTGGAACCAACACGTATCAGGTTTTTATTTTTTAAAATGTAGTGATAAAACTTCTTACCCTGTATTTCATGAACCAAAGACTGGTGCAAGATGTACAAAGTTAAAAATGAAACCAGATTTAAAAGGTGTATGGCCAGGTCACGAACAATTTCATATAAAGCCAAAACCAGGAACATTAATTATATTTCCAGGGTACTTGGAACATGAATATGCAGTAGATTTTGGTATAGAACCTTTTAGATTTATACATTGGAATATACAGGCAGTGCCAAAAGAGATGGCTAAAGATGTTTAAGAAAAAAAAGTATACAGTTATCCGTCAAGCAATATCAAAAGACCTAGCAGCTTTTGTTGCAAATTATTTTTTAATGCAGAAACAAGTTTATGATACTTGTAGACAAGCAAGATATATATCACCCTTTGAAAATATACTTGGATATTATGAAGGAGAGAATGAACAAATACCACATACCTATTCTCAATATGCTAATATGGCTATGGAGACTTTATTACTTAAATGTCAGCCAGGTATGGAAAAAGCTACAGGATTAAAATTATACCCCGCATATACTTATGCAAGAATTTATAAAAAAGGTGATGAGCTTAAAAGACACAAAGATAGATTTAGTTGTGAGATATCAACTACGATGAATCTTGCCGGTGATGATTGGCCTATATATCTAGAGCCATCTGGTGAGACTGGTAAAAAGGGTGTTAAAGTAGATTTAAAACAAGGAGATATGCTAGTTTATTCTGGTTGTGAGCTAGAACATTGGAGAGAAAAATTTAAAGGCAAAGAATGCGTACAAGTTTTTCTGCATTATAACAATCGTAAGACACCTGGAGCGAAAGATAACATGTTTGACAAGCGTCCACATTTAGGTCTTCCTTCTTGGTTTAAACGATGATATAATTCTTAGATGGAGGCAGGGCACCACCACATACCCCCTGTCTCCTTTTAAGGAATTTTATGAGTTTAGGATTTGACGCAATATCAGCATTACCATTTGCTACATCAGGACCCGATTCAGATGTATCAGTAGCCGTAACAGGTAATTCACTTAACATTACAATTGGTAGTGTAGGTATTATCGCAGACGCTGTAACAGAAAATTTAACAGCAAATCAAGTAACGTTAGGTACAGGTACTTTAAGCATTAGAACAGATGTGGACCACACTGTTACAGGATCACAAATAACTTTAAATCTAGGTAATGTTAGCATAAGCACTGATGTAAATGTTTTACCTTCAGGTGTTGACTTGACCTTGGCGACAGGTAATGTTACAATAACTGCTGACGCAAATATAAGTCCTACAGGTTCTGGATTAACATTAGATACAGTAGAACCAGGAGTTATTACGTGGAACGACATAGTACCAGGAGCAACAATGGTTTGGACACCAATAAAACCTTATTAATATGGCATCAAGTTATTCAACAGATTTATCATTAGAATTAGTCGCAACCGGTGAGAAAGCTGGTCTATGGGGAACTATTACAAATACTAATTTACAATTATTACAACAAGCAGTGTCAGGTTATGTGGAAGTAACTTTAAGCACTGGCACAACTACATTAAGTTTGGCTGACGGATCGGCGAGCGCGAATGGTAAAAACCTTTACATTAAAGTTGTAGGAACTTTATCAGGTAATGCAAGTTTAGCTATGCCTGCATCAACAACAGGTGGTAATGCAAATAGAGTATTTTTTGTAGAAGATGGAACAACGAGAGGTGGAGCTGGTGATAGTTACACTGTAACTTTATTAACAACAGGTCAGTCTGCATCTACACAAGTTCCTTTACCTGAAGGTGCAACTGCTTTAGTTTATTCTAGAGGTAGTGTTCCAGCTACAGCATTAGGTATGTTACAAAAAGGATTTACAACTGTAACAGCTGCAGATAAAACTGCATACACAGCAGTTCCAGGAGATCAAATAGGCGTAGACACAGTAGCTAACATTGTAACAATTACTTTACCTGCAGGAGCAGTCGGCGATGAAATAGTTATTATGGATGTATCAGCATCAAATGGTTTTGGAACTAACAAATGTGTTGTAGCACCAAACGGATCAGATAAAATTCAAGGAACAGCTGCTTCAGTAGATCTTACAAATAACAATCAATCAGTCACACTTTTTTACACTGGTTCTAATAAGGGCTGGCAATTCAAAACTGATACAGATTAGGGAGTAACTCATGGCTCTCACTCAAATCAAATTCGCACCTGGAGTTGATAAACAAGATACTAGCGTTGGCGCTATTGGTCGTTGGACTGATTCTGATAATGTTAGATGGAGATATGGATTACCAGAAAAAGTTGGTGGTTGGCAATCTTTACTTACAGACTCAATGGTTGGTGTTGCTAGAAAACAACATGCATTTGTAGACACTGAAGGTAATAGATATATTGCAATCGGCACAGACAAATTTTTACTTTTGTTTTTTGAAGGACAATTATTTGATATTACTCCTTTATCAGCTACTATTTCATCAGCTACTTTTACATTTAACGGCTCAACTACAATAACAATTACAACATCTTCTGCACACAATTTAGAAGAAGGTGATATTGTTTTGTTCGACAGCGTAACTTTACCTGGTGGTACAGGATTAAACGCATCAGATTTTGAAGATAAATTATTTCAAGTTATAACAACACCTACAAGTACAACCTTTACAATTACATTTACAAGTTCAGGTTCAGCTGCATCAGGCGGCAGTGTAGATTTAAAACCTTATGAAAGAGTAGGTCCAGCTGCTCAAACTTATGGTTATGGTTTTGGTATTAGTCAATACGGCGGTACAGTTCAAGGTGCACAAACATCAACGCTTGATGGAGCGTTGGCCGCGGACACAAACGGTAACAATGGATCAGCAACACAAATCAGATTAGCATCTACAACAGGTTTTCCATCATCAGGTGGAACAATAGCAATTGCTAATGAATTAATTACTTACACAGGTGTAGCTGGTGCTGAATTAACAGGTATATCTAGAGCACAAAAAGGAACAGCAAGCGCAATACATTCTGATGGTGCAACAGTTACAAATGCTTCAGAGTTTAGTGGGTGGGGTGATGCAGTTGATGCAGCTACCATTACACTTGAACCTGGTCTTTGGTCTTTAAGTAATTTTGGACAGGTATTAGTTGCAACTATTGCAAACGGTAAAACATTTACATGGAATGCTGGCGATGCAGCAAGACTAAGTGTAAGAGCTTCTACAACTACATCTGGTTTTTCTACATCTAATAATCCTACTGCAACTAGAGTTACATTAATATCTCCTACCACAAGACACTTAATTCACTTTGGAACAGAAACAACTATTGGTTCGACAGCCACACAAGACGATATGTTTATAAGATTTTCAGAACAAGAAGATATAGATGATTATGCAATCTTAGCAACAAACACAGCAGGTTCTCAAAGACTACAAGATGGTACAAAAATTATGGGAGCATTAGTTGCAAAAGAAAACATTCTAGTTTGGACTGATAACGCTTTATATACTATGAAGTTTGTTGGAGCTCCGTTTACATTTGGATTTGAACAAGTAGGTACAAACTGTGGATTGATTGGTAAAAATGCAGCTATTGAAATTGATGGTGTTGCATACTGGATGGGAACCAATGGCTTTTTCTCATTTGATGGTACAGTAAATACATTACCATGTTCTGTAGAAGATTATGTTTATGATGATATTGATACTACAAAAGGACAACAAGTTTGTGCAGGTATTAACAACTTGTTTACAGAAGTTACATGGTGGTATCCTACATCAGGATCTGCTTTTAATAATAGATATGTAGTTTACAATTATGGTGTAACTAATAACCCTTTACCTATGGGTAACTGGTACACAGGAGTTAATACTAATGCTATTAGAACAACTTGGATTGATTCACTTGTATACCCTAAACCTTATGCAACAGCGTATAACAGTTCAGGCACAGGCACATTTCCTAGTATAATTGGTGAAACAGGATTAGGTAGTAGTGTATTGTTTGAACACGAAACGGGGACCGATCAAGTAAACCCAGACGGTAGTGTTACAACACTTACATCTTTTATACAATCATATGATTTTTCTTTACAAACAGATCAAGGTGCAGCAGAATACTTTTTAGCCATGAGAAGATTTTTGCCTAACTTTAAAATTTTACAAGGTGATGCCACAATAACAATATCTGTAGCTGATTATCCTGCAGATCCAAATACTAATACAACACTAAGTCCTTTTACAGTTAATTCTAGCACCACTAAAATTGACACAAGAGCAAGAGGCAGGTATGCAGCTATAAAAATAGAAAACACAGGCACAGCAGAATCGTGGAGATTTGGTACGTTTCAAGCTGACCTACAACCAGACGGGAGACGATAATGACAAAAGTAGTAGTAAGATTACCAGAACCTAAAAAAGAATACAGCGAAGATAACCAAAGACAAATTAACAGAGCTTTAGCTGCAATTATAGAACAGTTAAACTCAACATATTTAACACAACAAAAAGAAGACCAAGAACGATTTACTTGGTTAGGTTTAGGTTAATGGCAAATATATATAGAAATCAAAAATTAAGTTTAACTAGTACAGCTGATACAGTTTTGTATACTGTGCCCTCAAACTCAAGAGCTATTGTTAAATCTATTTTAATAGCAGAAGATGCAGCAGGAGCTGCTACTGTTAAGGTAACATTGTTAAATGCTTCAAGCACAGTTTTTGTAATAGATAATTTAGTAAGTCTATCTGCTAATGAAAACAAGCAGGTTATATCAGAACCTTTAATTATGGAGGAAAGTGAAGTATTAAAAGTACAAGCAGCTAGTGGAGCTGTTGATGTTGTTGCATCTGTACTAGAAATAAATAGGGAGGATAAATAATGCCTTTTGTAGAAACAGAAGCTTCTGTTAGGTATGAGACAATTAATGGTAAAAGAGTACCAGTAATTACGCCTAAAACAGAGGTTACTTTAACTAATACAGTTACAGGACAAGAATACATGTCTGA